GCCTCCGGCCGCGTGGTTCCAGGACCCGCACCTGGAGGAACTGACGCCGCTGACCGTCGACGACGACGGCCGCGTCTTCGGGCACGCGTGGGCGTGGGACACCTGCCATATCGGGATCCCCGGCGTCTGCACGACCGCGCCGTACTCGCAGACCGCCTACGCGCACTACCTCCTGAAGGAGGTCGAGACCGACGAGGGCGGTAGGGTCGCGGTCGGCACGATCACGCTCGACACCGGCCACGCCGACAAGCGGCTGAACGTCGCTGCGGCGACCGCCCACTACGACGACACAGGCGTCGCTGTCGCGGACGTCACCTTCGGAGAGGACGAGTTCGGCGGCTGGTTCGCAGGGGCGCTCCGCCCTGACTGCGACGCGGAGAAGGCACGGACCCTCCGGGGTGCCGCGCTCTCGGGTGACTGGCGCAACGTCGACGGCAACCTCGAACTGGTCGCGCTGCTCGCAGTCAACGTCCCCGGCTTCCCCGTCCCCCGGACACGGGCGCTGGTCGCAGACGGCGAGGTGATCGCGATGACCGCCGCCGGAATCCTGATCGACGTGGACATGCTCCCGGAGGGGGTGACGGACGCGGACCTGGCACGGATCGAGGCGCTCAGGGACGCGGCGACAGGCACGTTCGCTGACCTCGCCGCACGGGTGAGGGGATAGCGATGCGGCACCGCGTCGTCGGGGGAACCCGCCGCCCACGCGTCACCGCCACCGAACGCCGCCGCCAGCTCCGGTCGACGCTGACCGCCGACGCGGCCGCACCGATGCTCGCGACCTACGACATGGTGTTCGGGAACCCGGTCGGGCATCACTTCTACGAGCAGGCGCTCGCAGCCGGTCTATCCGAGTACGCGGCCGACTCGTGGCCGTGCGAGGAGACCACGCTCGACGGCACCGGCGCGGAGTTCCACGACGGCAACCACTGCGCGATCTGGCGGGCCGCGGACGGCACCCTCGTCTACGCCATCCTCGACGGCGGCTGGTTCCGGGTCCAGGCCGCATCCGACGACCTCGGCACGGCGTACGCCTCCTGCTCCGCGTTCCGTGCGCAGTACCCGCCGAGCTTCCTCACCCTCGAAGAGGACTCACGGGTTGCGATCACGTTCTGGAGCATGGGACAGTACGGGCCGCAGTCACGGCTGCGCCGCATCGAAGCGTCCCCGTGGGAACCGATCGCGGGGAACTACACCGCCGACGTCCGCGAGGAACTCGCGAAGATGATGGCGTGGCATGACGGCCCTGGTGCCGACGGCCAGCTGATCCTCTGGCAGGGCCCTCCGGGGACAGCCAAGACCTGGGCGCTGCGTGCGCTCGCGTCCGAGTGGTCGTCGTGGGCGGAGTTCCACTACATCACCGACCCGGATTCGTTCTTCGTCGACGTGCCCAGCTACATGATCGACGTGCTGCTCGCGGACTCCTACGACGTGGTCGAGGCCGCGACCGGCGACGTCTACGACGAGCAGCCCGCCGACGGGAAGTGGCGTGTCCTGATCCTCGAAGACACTGGGGAACTGCTGAGCGTGAACGCGAAGGAGAAGTACGGGCAGGGCCTCTCCCGCCTCCTGAACGTCGTCGACGGCATGATCGGCCAGGGCCTCCGCGTCATGTGTCTCGTGACCACGAACGACGAACTCGGGGAACTGACCCCGGCCGTGAAGCGTCCCGGCCGGTGCGCGTCGCAGCTCGTGTTCGGGCCGCTCACCGAGGACGAGTCCGCCGCATGGCTGACCGCACGCGAGTTCGAGGACACCAGCGTCGTGCAGGGACCGATGACCGCCGCCGAACTGTTCGCGACCATCGACGCGGCCGCCGAACCGTTCGCGGAGGAAGACCCGGCTCCGCTGGTGGCCGCGCTCGACGACGGCCTGCGTGAGGAGATCGCGCTCGTCGCGGAGAACCACCAGGAGGACGCGGTCGGCTACGGCCAGGTCGCGTGGCGCAGCGACGGCACCGTCCTCTACGTCGCTGGGGACTGGACGGACATCGACGCCATCGCTGCCGACTTCCTCTCCATCGAAGGTGTGGACGCGTTCGAGTACGAACAGGAGGGCGCACCTGACGGCTGGTGCGGAGCCGAGATCATCTACGGCGGCAACCCGTTCGACTGCGAATCCGAGGCTGCGCTCGCGGACGTACTCCGCCTCGCCGCCGAACCACTTGATGTTCCGACCCCGGAACCCGTTGCCGCCGCGGTGCAGACACAGGCGGTATCGAGCGGATGCTCGCAGCCGTCGCTCGTGAAGACGCGGTCGTCGCGTCAGCGGTCGAGGAACGGACGAGCCGAACGCTCGACCGTGCACTCGACGTGATCGGGGACTTCGCACGCCGCCCCGAGCCTGCCGCACCACCGATCCACGTGCACACCCCCCGGCACGACCTGTCCGTTCACGTCGACGCGCCGACGGTCGAGGTTCCCTCCCCGCACGTGGAGGTAGTCCTGCCGCCGCAGGAACGCGCCCCTGCGCCGCATGTGCAGGTGGACGTGCACGTACCCGAACCCGCACCGCAGCCGGTACAGCAGCCTCCCACGATCGAGGTGCATGTGCCGCAGCAGCCCGCGCCGGTCGTGCAGGTCGCCGCCGCCTCCCCGCCGCCGCCTCGCGCGGTCCGTGTCGAGACCGACGGCGACGGCACGAAGTGGTTCATTCCGGAGCCTGACGAGGAGCCTGCGGAGGGTTAGCCGCCCACCGCAGTAAGATTTCGCCCGTGGAGAGCCTTCGCATCCGGAAGCTGGCCGACAAGACTGTCGGAGAGCGCGTCCGAGGAATCCTGGTCCCAGCCTCCGCGCTGAAGATCGACCAGGAGACCGGCATGGTCTTCGTCGATCCCAGCCTCGGCCGCAGCGTTCTCTTCAACCCGGCGACCCCGGACATCGAAGAGGAGAACTGGCCGTTCGTCGGTGTCGAGTTCGCGAACACCGACGGCAGCACCGCCGAGGCCGCACCGTCCCCCATCCGGGTCTCGACCAGCTACATCTCGCAGGCACGGCGCGAGGGCTGGGCGGAACTCGTAGGCGAGACGGTCGTGCACCGGCCCGGCGGCCCGGAGGAAGATCCGTGGCGGCCCGGGACAGCGCACACCTTCCAGCAGGCGAAGCAGATCATCTTGCACACGGTCAACGGCGACGCCGTCTACAACGTCGTCGGGCAGCCGGACAAGCACCCGAAGAAGAAGGTCGACGACCCCGCCTATCCGGACGGGCTCGGCTTCGGCGGCGAGGTCAAGAACTACTACGACCTCGAACTCGTCTCTTACGGGGAGGCGAAGAAGTAGATGGGCAACGTCGTCATCAACCGCTCGAAGGGCCGCGTCACCGAGTTCGCGGAGCGCGTGAACGGAAACGACCCGGCCAACTCCGTCTTCCTGGTCGCGCTGATCGCAGCCACGGGCGTCGAGTCCGACGCGACGCTGATCGACAAGGACACGTTCACCGACTTCGTCTCAGGCGCGACCGACTTCGCGACGAACACGGGCGGCACCCGGAAGTCAATCGACAACACGGGCGGCATCACCATCACGTACAACGACACCTCTGACCGCACCGAGGTCGACCTGCCCGACCAGACGTGGACGGCGCTCGCGAACGACGGCACCGGCGCGATCAGCGACATCCTGACCGGGTACGACTCCGACTCGACCGGCGGCACCGACGCGAACGTGCTGCCGATGACGCTCCACGACTTCTCGATCACACCGGACGGCTCCGACGTCACGGTGCAGATCACAGACATCTTCCGAGCGGCCTAAGCGGGCGCCGCGCCCGTGATCGGTCTCCGCTACAACGATCCGGCCCAGGCCGACGGCTACCGCTGGTCGTTCTACGAGACCGTCGAGGAAGCGCTCGTGCAGGCCGCTCACGACCAAGCCCGCGACGGCCGCGACCACAACGTCGGGATCTTCCTCAGCGCCGAACGCGTGGGTGGGATCGAGAACGGTGAGGTCATCCTTCGTGTCGCCGCCGACGATGACGCCACCGCGCAGTACGCGGACCAACTGGCGGAGATGACGAAGACGGAGCGGGCACGCCTCGAAGCACCAGCCGAGGGGTTCGACCCGGACAGGCTGATCGGAGAGCTGACGCCGAGCGAGTTCGACAGGCTCCGCGCCTCCGTCGCTGAGGCATCCCGGTGAGCGTCGCCACCATCCTCGACGGCCGCACCGGTCAGGCCGTCGGTGAGTGCGCCGCACCCCGCTCCTGGAACCCGCGCGACATGGCGGAGTGGCATCTGTTCCGGGCCGAAGAGCGACAGCGGCGCGTCCTCGACGAGGCAGGCGTCCGCGACCTGCTCTCGCTCGCCGCGCAGCGGCCAGACCTCGTCGCCGCGCAGACGAGCCCCGGCTACGCGGTCACGTCCGGCACCTCCGCACACGCGCTCGCCGCAGCCACCGCGGAGACCTCCTGGAACCTGATCGCGCACGCCTCCGTCGGCGTGCACGTGGTCGAGTTCGGGATCAGCTTCGACGGCGTCACCGCGTCCGCGGTTCCCGTCAACGTCGAGTTGTGCCAGTCAACGCAGGCGGGCGCCGGTACCCCCGGCGCGTCACCGACACCGACGCAGATCCGCGGTCGCACCACCACCGTCGGCGTCACCGCCGGGGTCGCGTACACCGCCGAGCCGACCACGCTCACCCCGGTCAAGCACTGGCTCGTCACCCCGAACGGCGGCCTGTTCGTGATCCAGGCACCGCTCGGACGCGAGATCGAGACCGACCTGTCCGGCGGCACCATCAAGGGTGTCGCGCTCCGGGCGACCGCGCCTGCGACGGTGAACTGCCGCAGCTACGCCGAGTTCGAGCGACTGTAGAGGCTGCTGCGTGAGCAGCGTCGCCTACCCCGTCCCGATCTGGCTTCCGCGCCGGAGGGGGATCGTCAGCCCCGCCGAGTGGCTTCGAGAGAAGCTGCGCGAGCAGGAGCAGACGATGGTGCGTGCGGCGACGTTCCAGGTCGCCGGTTCTCTCGCCGTCGCCCTCACCACGACAGACCCCGCGCCGGTCTGCCCGGCGCACCAGGCGGACGACATCCTGCTGCTCCTCACGGTGAGACGTAACGCCGCAGCAGGGTTGACGACCCCTGCAGGCTGGACGCAGCTGCACTTCTTCAACGGCTCGAACGAGTCGATCTGGCTCGGCTGGATCAGAGCCGTGAACGGTTCGACGACCAACCCGACCTGCGACTGGTCGAACTCGGGCGACTCCTACGCGATCATCTACGGAATCCGGAACGCCATCACGACCGGGAACCCGTTCACGGACGCGCAACTGTCCGTGGGGACCGCCGACCCAGGCGTGCTCACCGGGACGACCACCACCGAGGCCAACCAGTTCGTGCTCGCGGCCACCTTCATCGCAGATAACGTCGCGACCGCGTCAACGGTCACCGCTACCGACCCGGCAGCATGGACCCAGAACAGCTATCTCACGACAGCGTCGGGTGCGGACGCTGCAGTGTCGTTCCACTCCGCAGCAAGAGCAACCGCAGGCGCGACCGGCAACCTGTCCATGGACTTCAACGGTGTCCCGCTGCGCTGGATCGCGATGACCGCAGGAGTGAAGGGAGCCGTCGCAGCTGACAAGGCGCGGCTCGTGAGGGTCATCGGCCAGGCCGTGATGAGGGCGGCGACCCGCTAATGCCACGCCTCGGCAGAGGGT